TACGCCCTACGGGCTCCGCTACGCAGCCCATTGTTTCAACCGCGCTGATGCGCAAAACAACCGCCCGGCTATAATCCTAGCCGGCGGAAAGCTGGGGGGCACGTCACAGCCCGAAAGATCATTTCTGTCAGCTCGCGTTTGACTGCCAAGAAGCGTTCGAGAAAACATGCATCGCCTTGGCGTGAAATAGGCCGACAAATGAACTTTGCTAACGCACGCCACACGACTGAACTACTGCTCGCCGCCATCTATTTTGAACGCGCACCCGAGCGATCTTTCCACTCGTTCACGTACAGCAAGCCCAATCAACCCAATCTGATCGGCAACCTAGGGATCGAACTGAATTACAACGATCATGCGTTAACGACCGCAGTCCTATATTTGCGCCGTCACGGCGCGACACATCTGCGCGCCCTTTCAGTTTCAGACGTGTGCAGCCAGCTTACGAACTTTGTCTCGGAAAATTTCTGGACCATCTCCAGCGAAGCATGGGATTCACGCTCGACAGCATCTTTTGTCACTTTCCTGTCGGACAGCGCGAAACAAGCGACGGCTGACGCGATGGCCAAGTCGGCCCTTTTTGTCGAACCGCGCGAGCTCACACTCTTCCCGTTGTCAGTTGTAAAAGTAGCCGCTTCTTTCGTTTCAACGGACTTTTTTCTGGTGCCGCCATCGGCACTGACCCCGGAGCTCATCGGATCGCCGGCATCGATACAGCAAATCGACCCAAACCAATTTCCTCCATTCGACGGATCGCGTTGGAAACGCCAACTCGCCAGTTCATGGCTGGGAATTTGGGCCCCGAACATTGAGACTGCCAAACGGCAACGAGCGGTTATCCTTGGCGCCATTGCCCTCCTGCCACATCCCATGGAACGCTACCTCTTCACTGGGCGCACCGTTACGGGTGGCTGGTGCAGGCTGCACGGCAATCGATATACAGTCTCGCTTGACGGCCCGCATACGCCAGCATTGAGCGAAGATCTCGTTGTCGGCGGAGATGACCACGACTGGTTGGCACTGCTGGCATCCAGTCTCGCTTCGCCCCAAAACGCCAGCAAAAAGCGAATGCGTGCGCTTGCGTATCAGTACCGCTCCTGGGTGCCCGACCCTACGCACCGCTTCCCAACGTTGTTTGCCGCGCTGGACGCCATTTATGGCGACGCCAGTCGGGCCACGCAGGCTGTTGTCGATGCCGTAGGCCCTGTCATGGGGCCAGACTATGACTTCAAACGCCTCAGGCTATTGCTCAGCCTCCGTGCCAGCGTGATCCACGGCGGTGCGCCCAACGTCTACGAGTCCACCAGCTATCACCGCTACTATGAAGACTATCGCACGGACGCGGTACGCGATCTTGAACTGATCGTCGCCCGATGCCTGCAAGTTGAAACCTTCGGTAATGCGCTTTGTGAGCGCCCTCACACCTACGCCGATCTCCTGTTCAAGAAAACAGGGCGTCGAGTTTAAGTACAGAATTCTCGTGGCACGTGCAAGAATGCCCGATCTCGACCACATCGGCCCCACCGAGTCTGTTCGTGGTCAGGATCGACAAGCGATCCTGACGGCGATATTTCCTACATCCTCACCCCATGTCAAAATCGAGACGGCTCTTTGCATCGTCCATCCTCCCGCCCCGCTCCGCGCTCCCCTGCGCGGAAAGTTGCCATGCGCTGTGTGGGTGAAGTTCGAGAAGTTCGGGAAAGCGCAACTTTCCCTACATTGAACCATATCGGTAAATTAAGGTGCGTTTCTCACCTGCAACCTCATCCGGGTGTGTGAAGTTCGCCGATCTGCCAAGGCAGCGGCTTCCCGAGTCTGAGTCGTTCGTGGTCAGGATCGACAAGCGATCCTGACGCGCGGCAAATATCGACGAGCGATATTTGCGAGCGATATTTGCAGACGCGCGCGCCGCGCGCTTCAAACCCCGCATCCTCGGAGCGGTCGGCCTGACTCTGGACAGCGATCAGGTGTTGACGGGGGTCTGATCAGGCCGCGAACGAAGCGCGAAACCGGAAGCGAATGGTGGGCGTAGGAAGGATTGAACTTCCGACCCCTGCGATGTCAACGAAACGCATGGGCAGGAAAACGGGAGATTTCTGCGGTTCGCGACTCTCCATTTTCCGGAACATCGTTAGAACAAACCGGCATTTTGCGCGAGTTTCACGCAAAACTCACGCAAGGCCACGCGGCCCGCATAATCCGGCGATCACCAGCGCCCGGGCAGCGTTTTCAGCGGCCGAAACACGCCATGGAGATAGATGAACATGTTCCAGCCGGCACAGCCGAGCGTCAGCCGGCACCGGCAGCGCCGATCAATCAGGGAGTAGGAACCGCCACAGCGCTCGCGCAGCGCGACCAGGTCTACATCCCGGCATTGCTTGCAGGTCTCGCACCAGACCCGCACCCGCGCGCCCTCGGCCACCATTGCATCAAGGTTCTGTACCCAACTCGGTAGCCATGCTGCATTCTTCGCCATGAGCGCAGAACGCATAGGGAACGCGATTGGTCAACTGCGAGATAATTTATTTCTCAGTGATAGTTTTCCCTTGCGGCGGGATTATCTCTGAGGTATAAAAATGTTGCCGCCGGGGAATGAGCCCCAGCGGCAATCGGAGGAAAGGAGCTATGATAGCTCTATACCTTCGGTTCAAATGGAAGCTGATCAGCCTGACAATCTGGATCAGCTTCTAGCACGGACCGGGCCCTGTAACCACCGGAAGAAGTGGAGCGGGGTCCGGCCACGGCGATAGCTGAAGGTGCCGCAAAATGCAAGGTTCGGAACTTCGAGCGATCCGCAAAGCCCTGGGGCTCAACCAGGCCGCATTCGGCCAGGCAATGGGCCTCACCGGCAATTTCATCGCGCTGATGGAGCGGGGCGAGAAGCCGATCGAGCGGCGGACCGAATTGGCTGCGAGGTATCTCGCGCTGGTTCCACGCGAGATCGGCCAGCGTGGTGAAGTAGTTCAAGTCTTCTCTGCCCACCGTGAGCAGGCCCGGCGGGAGGCGCTGGAGGAAGCGGCGAAGGTCGCAGATGCCAAGGCACGCGAAGGATGCGCTTGTTCCTGCGTCGGCACTGCCATCCGCGCCCTCAAGGAACCAGCTTCACCTGAGCCGCCCCAACCACGTTGATGTCCTTTCCCCCAGGCGTCATCGTGTTCGCCCTCTCGATGGTGTTCCCCCGGATCACGACATGCGCCGAACTGCCGACCGAGATCGCTGCCTGCGGCACATCGTGGATGGTGTTGCCGATAATCGAGAGCCACTGATTCACCGGCCGGTCGCTGTAGACCCCGGCACCGTTGACCCCATAGGCCGAGATCGCCGACGCCATCGGGAAGTTGTAGCGCGCGGCCAGCTTGCCGCCGGTGAAGCTGTTGCCCAGCACGCCGACATTCATCGCGCCGACACCCTCCTGAAACTGCCCTGCCGAGGCGAGCAGCCGGACACCGGTGCCGTTGAACGTGTTGTTCGCCACCAGCGCATTGACTGTCTGCACCAGCACCTTGCCGCCCAGGGTGAACTTGTTGTTCTGGATCAGGGTCCGCCCGCCGACGAAGCCTAGGCTGCGGAAGAAGTGCTTGGTGGTCAGGCCAGGAATCGGCGCGCCGGTGGTGACGACGTTCGAGCCATTCGAGGGCACCGCCGGAAACCCGACGATCTTGGCCGTGCCGAGGAAATTGAAGTCGTAGTCGAACGCGGCAATCACATCGCCCGGCCGCAGGAAATAGGACCAGTCGGTCAGCGTCAGCTTGGTCCCGGTCGCATCGATGGCGGCGATCGGCGTCGGGTGGGGGTCCAGATTGATGTTGTCGTCGCCGGCCCCGGCGATCGTGTTCCCGGCGATGATGAGGTCGCCGCCCGGGATGAACCTATGGATCGCGTCGTATTCGGTGCTGGTCGGTTCGCCGTCTGCCGGCACGATCTGGCTGTTCAGGATCGCCAGGCCACGCTTCATGCCCGAGGCGACGATGCCCATGCCCGGTGCGCGCACGATGCGCACCCCATCGATGATGATGTCCTGCGTCTGCTTGGCGCCGGACATCGGATCGCCGAGCAGCTTGATCGCATTCCCGCCATAGTAGTGGTGGAAGACCAGGAAGCCCTTCCCGATGGTGTTCTTGCCGAAGCCCATCGAGAAGTAGCGGCCGCCGGCCTGCCACTGCGCGCCGGTGGTGTAGACGCGCAGGTCAGCGGGATCGGGCTTGCCGGTCGCCTTGTCGTATTGGGCAATGTGCCCCAGGCCGTCCGCGGCCGTCACGCTGGCCGGATTGTCGATCTGCATCACGCCATGGATACCGTCGGGCGCCGGCAGCATGTGGCCCCAGCTCGTCGTCTTGAAGGCATAGTCCAGGGTCAGGCCGGTGATCTTGAGGCGCTGGCTGTCCTGCACCATGATGCCGTCTTCGTTGAGCGCGAAGACGAGCGTGGCGCCGCGCCCGTCGATCACGACATCCGTCAGGCCCCGGATATACCAGTGCGCCGTCGTGCTGCCCCGGCTCGCGAAGGTGTAGCGGCCAGGCGGGATGACCAGGCGCCCGGCCTTGGCGGCTTTGGCGGCGTTGACCATCGCCTCGAAGTAGGGTCGCGCGTCGGCGCCGGCGGGGACAGGCGCCAGGGTGACCGATGCGGCCGAGGCATTTGGCTGCTTGACCACGGCGGTAATCGACCTGCCATCGGGCGCGGTCCATTTGCGGACGAGATCGCCCGGGTCGACGGTGGCTGGAGAGGATGTTGCTGCAGTCGCCAGCTGATACCAGTCGTCGTAGGTAGCAGCGCAAGCGTGACCAGACGCCACGGCCGCAATGGCCGTGACGAGCAAAATGAGTACTCGCATCAACAGAATCCTCTTTCTTATCTCGGCGCACTGTTTTAGAGCGGCGACGGCGAACTGGGGGGAATATGACGAAGAAAGAGATCGCGGGCGTTATTGCCGTGCTGATTTTTTCGACAGCACTGGTGGTATTAGGAGTATGCAGCTCCGGTAGCTGCGCACAGAACCACTTAGAAAAAGCCCAGGGCGGTCCGCTGCTGAAATGCTAGTGTCGCGATATCCGCTTCGGCTTGAGCGTTGATATGCAACGGCGTGCCATCTGAGTTTGTCCCGTCGCTTTTCAGCGTTTGATACATCAGCTTCATATTGTTGTCGCTGACGTTGCCGGAGGCTGAAATAAGGGACCTGGCATCAAGCACCGGATAGCCAGACGCGACAGCGTTGTCGCCGAGAGCGCGTAAGCTTGGCTCCACTGTGTTGGGGATTTGCCCAGCCCAGTTGCGGACCAGAATTGGGATAACGTTGTGCTTGCGGCACAGTGCGAACAAATTCTGCACGCGAGCGAAGTCCGGAGGCAAGTTGCTTGCCCCCGCTCCCTCGTTCGACGAATAAGCCGTGAAAAACAGATGCGTCAAACCTGGCACACCGGACAAAAGGGCGTTGATTGCTTTGTTGTGGTAGGTGAAAGAATAATTACCCTCGCCGTTGTAATTGCAGTGCGAAGTGGGGATGCCGGCGACGCCATTCAGCAGGGCGACAAACTGACGTCCCCAGCCATTGGCGCGTGCGGCCGAGGAGTTTACGGTATTAGCATTTGCCCAGCCCTGCTGAATGCTGTCCCCGCAAAAACCGGCGCTCGCCACTCGCGTGCCGCGCAAGTAGAAAATCACCTCAATAGCAGGCATCCACTGCTGGCCTGGCGCCGAGCCTGGTGCGGAAGTCGCAGTGTAGTCCGACCCCGACCAGTAGCCGCAGAACACCTCAGGTTCGATCGCGTTGAAGGGATCGGTGCTCAAAGTGGAGTATTCGGCGCGGTTGAAGCCGTCAGGCTGGATGCCGTAGACCCGCACCATGAGTAGCGGCGGGTTGGAGGGCGTGTCCGCCCGATCCAAAGAGCTGAGTTGGATCTGGTCCGAAACCGCATATCCCTCCATCACATTGTGCAGAGGAGATCCTGAGGCGCTTGGGATGACGATGTTCGCCGCGCCGCCCCCCGGATTCCGTGGGTTGGTCGGATCAGTCGTCCCCCAGGTTACCGGGGTGAAGTTGATCGGATTATTGCTTGCGTCCACCGGGGCATAGCCGTTGTTGTATTTCGCGGACGGCGCAATGCTCACGGTGACGGGGTTGGTATTAGCCGTGTTGCGCGTCACGGCCTGGATCTGAATGGCGTCGTAGTGCGCCGGGGCGCGCATGGTCAGGTGCAGGGTGCCAGTGATCAACACCTGTTGGAGATAGTGGCCCAGCCGGCGGCGCACGACGTTGGTGCGAGTCCTCAACCTGGAATTTGCGAGCAAATTCGAAATGTTGGGATACACCTCGCCGAAATTGGAATCGATCCCAGCGAGCGCAGCCGCAAGCGGATCACTCATGCCAGAAGTCGCGGCGAGCCCTTTTCCAACAAGAATCTGAGACATGAGTATTTCCTTTGCTTGACCCTCGAAGTCGGGAATGCGGATTGGCGCCGAGGCACGGGTTGCTGCGGCGTGGTTGGAAGTTGGCGGCCCGGCGGCGGCCTCAATTCGGGATTGGCGTCAGGGCGCTCCCGTCGCCGAGGCGCGATGGTCGAGGATGGATACGACCGGCGGAGCGCTGATCACCGCCCAGGCGAAGACGATCGCGATCGCCACAGCCGCCTCGCGCCACCTCATTGCGTGCACGCAGGCGAAATGAGCGCCAGCAGCGCCGCGACCTGGGTGCGCAGCAGGTTATCCGTTGCAGCCAGAGCGGCCGAATCGTGCTTGGCTCCGCCGCTCAACGCGGTCGGCGGGACAATCGGCGGAACGTCCTTAGCCTCAATGCAGGCGGCCCGTACCGGTACCAGCACGTCACGGGTGACGACGGCCGGCGGCGCGGGATCGGGCCGGTGATTGGGTGCGCAGCCCATGAGCGGCAGGATGATGATGGCGAGGCCGAAGACGACGGCGACTGCGGCGATCGCATAGTCGAAGATCTGGCGCATCACAGTTTCCCCTTGTCAGCCATGACGCTCGCCGGCGTACGGCAATCCGGCCCATCGACCGCGCCCGCCGCGTCGGCCTGCTGGCGCGCGGCGCTGGCGGCGCGGCTGCGACGCTCGCCGGCGACACCTGCAAGCGCGTCCTGTTGCTGGTCGTGCGCCCGCGCGCCCGCGGTCGCGAGCGCGCGCACGGCCGCGTTTTGCCGGCGCAGCGCGATGGTGAGGACTTCCACGGTCCGGCTCTGCGCGTCGAATGCCGCTTGCTCGCGGTGGAAGGCATCGAGCGCCTTCCGCGCCGTCGCGACGCCGCGCGCCTCCGCTTCATGCAATTTGGCCGGCCACGCCGAGGCGCGGTGCCACTGGCAGCCATTCACCGCCAGCGACAGCAGCAGCGCCGCAATGAGGGCGTGGGTGGCGGACGCCGTCAGCCAGCGCCAGCCGTCCTTGATCTCGCCCTCGGCGGTCACCGCCCAGCGCGACAGCCACCCCTTGAGCAGCCACGATGCGAGCCAGGTCATGGCGCCGGCTCCGGCGTCACGGCGGCTTTGTCCACTTGCGCCTTCGTGACCTGTCGGTCCTTGAGCGCGACGGCCCCGGCGGTGGAGGTCAGGCACGCTGCGAGACCGGCGGTGTAGGAGATGCAGAAGGTGTCGAAGGTGACGTCGACCTTCCCCGCCCAGACCAGCGCCGGCCCCGTGACGATATAAGTCAGGGTGCCGATGGCGCCGAGGATACGTTGGATCTCGAACTCGCCGCCGATGCCCCTGAGGGCGTTCATCATGCTCATGCGAAAAGCCCCTTCGTGCGGCCGACCAGCCGGCGGCGTTCCTCGATGCCGTTATTCGACGTGCTTCCACGCCTTGCGATTAGCAATATTTCTGACGTGTCCGGCGTTAATGCCGAAGCGTTCGGCCAATTCGTCCTGATTGCCGGGATGGCACGGGCGTCCACGCCGATAGAGGCGGCGGATTTCCCGAACCGTGTCCTCATTGATTTGCGCAAAATAGTTCTTTTCTCCGGGCATCGTGGTTTGGTGGATGCGCCGGTCGTTGTGGTTTTCCAGCCGGGTAGCCCACCGGAGATTCTCCGGCCGGTTGTTGAGCGGGTCGCGATCAGGGAAGTGGGCGACCTCATGGCGTGGGGATGGGCGTGGGCCGTGGAAGGCTCCACACACAAGCTGGTGGACACCCTTCCACCTCCTTGCCCCATTGAGCCGCAGTCCAACGATCTCTCGTCCGGTCCGGCTAATCTTCGTAGCGATAATCTGCCCTCTTCGCGTGACTTTTCCCCAACGTCCGCAAGATAACACCCGGTCAACCGAACGAATTCTCCCAAGGCTGGACGCCTCGTAGTGCCCTTCAAAACCGGGAATTGTTCGCCATTCTTCCATGGTAACCTCATACAAAAAGCCCTTTCGCTCTTTGCACTAAGGCGCGGCGCCGCTCAATTCCTGTAACACCCCCATTGATCTTGCGGGTGATGTCGTCCTCGCGACCCGCATCGGCGAGCGCATCGAGGTTGTGCGTGGTCCAGAACCACAGCGCGGTGCGCCAGGCGATCGCCGGCTGCTCGACCAGTTGGGGATGTGTTTCGAGATCGAGGCCGAGCGCCTTGCCGGCGCGGGCGTAATTGCCCCTGCCAGTCAGCTGGAAAAGTCCCCGGCCGCAGAAAAGCCGGCCATCGCCCGGCCGGCAGTTCCCGAGGTCCGCCCGGCCCTCGTAGCCACGCTGTGCCGGGCTTGGCCCCCATATCTCCCGCAGATAGCGCCAGCTGCCACTTTCGTGCGCGGCCTGGCCCAGGAAGTTTGCGAGCCGCGCCGGGGACTGCACGACCGACGTACCGTGCAGGACAACCGCAGCCGCCTCGCCGAGCGGGAGCGTGGCGGACATTTGCCGCTGCCCGACGAAGGCGAGGATTCCAGCCCAGGTCTTCGGGCCAGGAACGCCGTCGGCGCCGCCGATACTGTAGCTGCCGGAAATGAGCCGGCGTTGCGCCAGCGAGAAGTCGATGGTCACCGGGCTTGGTCCAGCTTGCGCGCCATCCGCTCCAAGTCGGGAGGCGTCTTTTGAAGGGGAAAGGCGAGCAGAAGCGCCGGCTTGATCGCCGCGCACGGAGCGCAGGCTTCGACGAGGGCTGTGGCGGCGGCCTTGAGACGAGCAATGCTTTCACATTCAGCGCACATGGTTGATCCGCTCCGCTAGAAGGGTCAGGCTCTTGGCCATCTCCGTTTCGGCTTGGATTCGCTCCTTCGTGATCGCTTGGGTCTGAGCCTCACGGTCTTGGTGAGCCTTGTTCTGCTGGATGCGGTCCCAGATGAGGAACCCAACGAACATGCCGGATGGGCCCATTGGACCCATCTGGTTGAGGAGCTGGATAAGGTCGGCGAGCACAATTCCCCCCCGGGCACTAAAAAGCCGCCCGAAGGCGGCGGAACTGCGAACCTGGCCAGGCGCGCTAGGCGCCGGGCGGCGGGGCCGTCACAAGCGGCGCCGGCGGGGCGAACTGCGGTAGCGGCGCTGGCGGTGCGGTGCCCTCCGGCAGGGCCTGCTCACGCAGGATCATTTCCATCAGCCGGCCCCGATCATCCGCGCCCAGGCCCCAGAATGCGTGCGACCATGCGAAGCCGCCGACCTCGGCGACGTCCACCTTCTGCTCGGCCGTCAGCCGGCCGGCCTGGGCGTAGCAGAACTCGAAAAACAGGCTGACCTTCTCGGGCGGCACCGTGGCGCCGGCGATCGCGTCGAACTTGGTGCGGTCGTCGTCGCTGGCGAGCGCCTCGCGGATCTCGGCGTAGCGCCGGGCGATGATCAGGTTTGCTTCTGCGAATGAGGGGACCATGGGATATCCTTCGTGAGGTGACGATTCGGCGGTCAGGCGCCGTTGACGGCGGCGTTCCAGTCGATTGTGGCGGAGGCGGCGATCGCGCCGACGGTTGTTGCCAGACTGATCTCGCGCTTTGCGGCCATTCGCGCCGCCTCGACCTTGGCGCCGATCTGCAGCCATTCCGCCGCCTTGGCCAACACTGTGGCTGCGAGGGCATCAATTGTCACATCGGTCGCCTGAGCTTCGAGCGCCAGGAACGGGAAGTGCGTCGGGTCGGCGCCGGTTGTCCAGGCCTTGGCCTCGGCGAGCTTCTCCTGGTAGCGCATCGATTGGGTGACGCCCGGGGTTACGAACTGCAGGCAGAAGGTGTCGGCAGCGGCGTCGACGATCGCGCGCTGATCATCCCGGATGATGTCGAGGTCGACCGGCACTGTGCCCATCGCTGCGGCAGATACCTTGAGCAGCGCAGCGCCTTCCGGAAGCACCTGACGGTCGGCCTGCCCATCCTGGCACTGACCGCGCCAAAGTTCAGTCCCGGCGGATGCGCTGTAGACGATGAAATACTCCGCCATGATTACCTCTTGATGTCTGTCGTGATCAAATTCGAGCCAGTCGCCACGCGAAGGTATTCGCCGGAATTCCATGTTCCGTTCAAAGACACCCGTAGGTCGAAAGTGTGCGATCCAGGCGAAACGCTGTTGATCCCGATGTGCTGGCCTTCGGCGCCCCATTGGGCTTCAAAGCCGCTGATCGAAGCCCAGAATGCACTGTCAGCGAATTCGGCAATAGGCGAGCCCTTGCCCCAATGATGGAGTGCAGTGCCATCGAGGCGAAGTTCAAAGGTGTAGTAGCGGTTGCCAGAGGCGGAACTGCCGTAAGCCGCCACCGCCGTCCACGAGGAGAGGAGTTGGGCGTAGCCGTCGAATGTTCCGGTGAACGACAGCACCGTCACCCAGCCGCCAAAGGTCGTCACATCATAGGGAGAAGCGAGATAGGTTGAGCCTGGAGCGGTGACCGAGTTCGGCTGCATCGCAGAGGTGGGGACTTGATTGTTCGCAACCCCGCCGCCGCTATTGATCGTGCTCGAAACATCATCGGCATAGATACCGCCGACCGGGGTGCCGTATGGCGCGCCGTTGGTGGCATTGGTCGGAGGCTTTGTCCCCGAGATGACAGAATAGTCGCTGTTGGTCGCGGTGGCGGCCTGGCCGATGATTGCCGACGCGGTGTGGCTGCCGGTGACGTCCGCTCCCGCTTGCGCCGGCTTGAGGGCGTCGATGGTCTGGCCGGACTGGTACGTCGCGCCATAGCTGGCGTCGTCGGTGAAGGGGGTGCACTCGCTGCCAAGTTCGACTTTGATCTTGGTCCAGGAAGCGTTGGTGTTGGACCATGCGCCGTCCCCCCAGATGTCCATGATCAGGCGGGCGGTCGCAGTCCCTGCCGGCGCGGTCTGGCTTGTGACTGAGCAGAAGGTCCAGCCGGCCCCATGATTAGCTGCACACGTTGTGGTGTAGCCAATATGTCCGCCAGAGCTGTTCAACCACTCGATGTAGAACCGCGCCTGCGCAAGGGTGCCAGACGTCATGGTCAAGCCGCCGGAATAGATCCATGCCTGCAGGCTGACGATTGTGCCAGCCTGGATCGGGTGGTCCTGGTAGTAGAACAGGCCGCCGCTGTTGTTCGCCGAGCTGTTGTGGAAGAAATAACCCTCGCCGGCCTGCCCTGGACCGGCGGTAACAGCGCCGCCGCCAGCCGCAGAAGTCCAGCCGTCCATCTGGAGCAGCCCGCAGGGATTGTAGACGTAGTTCTGGTTCCGCCCCATGAGGCTGGTCGGCGTGTAGCCGCCGAACGTTGCCCAAGACGCTTGCCCGGCAATGGCCGCCGCCGTGTGGCTTCCTGTGACGTCCGAGCCTGCCTCGGCCGGTTGCAGGGTGTCGATGTTCTGCCCGCTCTGGTATAGCGCGCCGTTGGTCGCCCAGTCATTGAACGGTGTCGCAGTGCTGCCGAGCTCGCACTTGATGTTCGAAGCATAGACTGGGCCGGAGCCGGCGAGGGTGCCGGTGTAGATAATCACGCGAGCGAAGCGGGCAGTGGAGGGCATATTGGCGGTCGTCGCCACCGTGCTGAAACCGGCGTTCATCGGGACATAGGTGCCCCCGACGCTGCCGAGGTAATTCTTGCTGGCGTCGGCATAGTCCAGGTAGATCAGCGGGCGATTGCTGCCGGTGGCTGTGCCGTTCGCCCCTGCCCACATAGAGGCGGTGTAATTGTTGCTCGGCGAAACCGGGAACCAGTCTGTGGTCAGGAACGAGCCGGCATTGTTGCTGGCAGCCAGATAGGTCGGGATATCGCCAGCCGATCCGCTGTTCCAGCTCCATCCGGTGGAATTAACGAACTTCTGGAATTTGAGGCTCAGTCCGCCGTTGAACACCAGGTTGCCGCCCGGCGTGGCGATCTGCTGCGGCGTCAGGATGCCGTAGGTCGCCCATGCGGTCTGCCCGCTGATCGCTGCCGCTGTTCCGAGGCTGGTGACGATGCTGTTGTCCGGCAGCGTGCCGTAGACCTGCGAGACCAGGCTGACGCCCGAAACAGCACCATAGGACGCCACACGATCGGACGGGCCAGGCGTGTAGGGCGGGATGGCCGTCTGCCCCGCCGGCACCTTCGTCAGAAGCGGCGCGGCGGTGATCATGCGCGGGTTGGCGGTCGAGCCGTTGATGTTGAACCTGGTCCAGATGGCGGCGAAACGGCACCTGCCGTTGCCGCCGGGCAGCGTCCCGTCTGCCGGCACCGTGGCTGTTGCCGATGCCAGCGCGAGCGTCGCCCGCGTGAAATTGCTGTAGACGCTGGTCCCGATGTCCTTGACGACGTTGCTGCCGCCGTATTCACCGACATAGGCCCCGGTGTCGTCGTAAAAGCCGATCTCGACCACCCCAGATGTGCATCCCTGGTGACCGATCAGGGCAGAGGCTGCCAAGCGGTCGCCAGGAAGGACTGGGAGGAGGACGCGTTCCTTGGCGTAGCTGCTGTAATTCGGGACGACGCAATCGACCACCGTGCCATTCGGCGTTCCGGTCACATCCCGCGCAAAGGCATAGCTGCCATCGAGCAACTGCACGCGCCGGTCATTGAACGACAACGAGCCGAGGTTGCTCGAATTCCCTTGCCATGCACCGATCCACGCGAATGGGATCGTCGTGTTCACCGCGGGGTCCACCAGCGTCATTTCGCTGTTGGGCAGCGTGTTCGCGCCGAAGGGCAGGGAGGCCTTGTTCGAAGTTGCGAGATCGCCCTGCCCGACGATCGCCTGCGCCAGCGTCACCGGGCTCTCCAGCGCCTTCATGTTGCCGGTGATCGTATAGGAATAGGCGCCGACCGATGACAGATCCTGCTCTGCCCGGCCGTAGACGTTGAACGCGGTGAGCTTGATGAAGATCGTCTGCCCGATCATCGTCAGATCGAGGTCGGCCAGCCGCGCGATGGTGTCATCCACTCGGACCCAGGTCGAACCTGACGCGTGCGAGCCGGCTGTCGTGCCGTAGAGCCCGCGATTGAGCGTGGTCAGGTCGTAAGCTCGAACCCCGGTCAGCGACGCGTTCTGATAGGCAAAATATTCGCCGTTGCAGACCATGAGCGTGGTGCCCTGGGCCACGTCCGCCGACGAGCCGGACAGCATTTGCCCGTTCGAAGTGAGCGACAGGTGCGCGGTGTTCGTGGTGTCCATGCCGCTGGCATGGCCCGCCAGGCCTGCGCTGAGCGTGCCGTAGCGCGACGAACCCCAGATTGTGCCCTGCTCGCGGTAGTGCACCCCGTCGAGTGACAGCCAGACGCGGCAGCCGCCGTAATTCAGGTCCGTGGCCTGGCCGCCGGCCGCAAGGGCCACGCTCAGGCCAGTGGCGCTGGGGTCGGCAGGCAGCTCGAAGATCACGGGCGCCGCAGCATCGAGCGGCGCGTTGTCGAACGACGCGCTCCAGCGCACGCCGTCGTCATAGGCGTAGGTCGGCGCCGCGGCGACGCCGATCATCATGTCTTCGGCGGTGACCCGGTAGCTGTGATCCTGCTCCTCGATTTCGGTAATGCGCACCGGCACCCGGTCGATGCCCTGCGGCAGGTCGGTGATCGTAAGCACGTCCATGGGTTCGAGCATCGGGTAGCTGCCGACCAGCTCGAACTCATAGGTGTTGCGCTTGTAGAGGTACCGCTGGAGCGCCAGCTGGGCGATCTGCTTGGCGATCGAGGAGACGCAAATGCAATCGAGCGTGATCGTCGGCGCGATCTTGAGCCCGTATTTCTCGATCGCGTCCTGGTCCTCCGCGTAGACCACCTCCTGGTTGTACTGGTTGGCCCGGTTGCGGAACTGGACCGAGACGCGGTTGTAGGCGTCCGCTGGCGACGTGCGGGTGACCAGCACCGGGCTTTCCTCGTCCGTGTCCAAGCAGTCGTCGGGGTCGAGGTCGAACAAGGGCGTGACGTTCGGCGAATAGGTGGCGCCGTTGCCGGTGATTGCCGTGTCGCCGTAGGGGATGACCTTGAGCTTGCCGCCGGACCAGACCGGGCCGGCGTTGGTGGTCTCCGCCATCTCCTTGATAACGTCGGTCCCGGGCCTCTGCTGAGAATAGTAGGGCGAGACGAACAGGCCGAGGGCCTGGCAATAGGTTTCGTAGCTGGCCGCGCCGCTCGAGAGGCTATCGACCCAGCTGCTGCTGAACCCGATGCCGAACTGCTGGTTGAACAGCACCTGCTTGATGATGTCGGCCGGGTTGGCGTCCGGGTTGCCGCCGCCGACGATATTGAAGCCCTTGATCTCGAAGTTGTGGTTCGGGACGGTGGCGCTGTCGCTGAGATCGTAGGCAGAGGCCGCGACGTAGGCGGTGCCGGAATAGTTGATGGCCTGGCTGACGAACGCCGGCGACGACCCATACTGATTATAGCCCCAATTGAGATCGTTGGCCCAGTTGCCGGACGTGCTGTAGCCGGACAAAAAGCTCCACACGGCCTGGTCTGGGGCGCCGGTGAAAAGCGTCAGACCGAGGTCCGTCAAGGTGGTGAGCTCGGTGTCCTTCCAGACCTGGCCAATGCCAGCGATCGGGCCTTCGCAGATCGCGAGGATAGCCGAAGCCTTGTAGGTATAGGTGGTGTTGCTCGACGATCCGCCACCCTTGCCGGCAGTCGTGGTGTGGGCGTCGGCCTGGAAGTTGGCGAACCAGACGAGATTGCCGGCGCCACGATTGGTGCCGAACTGCACTGGAATCGGCTGCCCGTAGGAGGACTGCTGGGTCTGGATCGTCGTCTGCCGATCGGCGACAGTGACGCTGCTCGATCCGCCCATTACGCCGACACCCCGAACACGCTGAAATACAGCACCGGCCGACCGATCAGATCGCCGTCCCGGTCCATGTCGCCCAGCACCACCGCGCCCGCGCGTTGCATGGCGTGGATGACGGTCGGCGGGTCGATGACGATGGCCGAGTGCGAATAGGTTCGGCCGAATTTCCAGATGGCGAGGTCGCCAGGCTGCACCTCCTCGCGGGTAATCTCGCGGGCATAGGGGCGGACCCAGGCCAGGTATTGCTCCTCGTCGCGATGGAGCATCCACTGCGGCGAGTATTCCGGCTCAAGGCGAGGGACGACGCCGGCCGCGTGCATCACTTCCGCCGGCAGCATTGCGCAGTCGACCCCCGCGCCCTTGATGCGGCCGTGATGATGATAAGGTGTCCCGATGAATTCGAGGGCCTCTTTGACGATCAACTGGCGGAGTTCAGCCTCTCCTTTCTGCTCTCCACCAATGGGCCGCATCTCTTCTTCCTTTGATCGGGCGTCAGATCAGCCCAGGACTTTGCTACCGACGCTGCGATTTTCGCGGCGCGTTCAACTTTCTGTTCGTCTGTTAAGTCATTCCAGCGCGCGAGGTTCTTCGACACCGCCCTCGCTGATGCCGCGCGCCGAGCACGCTCAGCATCCGACAGGTTCATCTTCTTGCCAATATTGGCTTTCGATACCTCGCGAAGACGGGCGGCTGCGTCTGGACGCTTGCAGCCTTTTTTCGCTTCCGAAATCCGCCGACGATGCTCATCGGTGAATACTCGTGCTTTCAGTTTGGTAGATGCGCTGGCCCTGCTTTCTGGCGAAATGTATGGCTCCAGATCACCCCCGAGCCGGACATTGAAGAGCCGATTGCTGCGCAACCTATCGATCCAGCTTCGCTCCGCTTCCTCAGCATCAATAGGGTCAGACCCGATCTGAAGAATGACCATCGAAACATCGTCACCGCGTGCAAATATGGAACGAACCCATTTGTGCATTGGCGCGATGCCACCCCTGCGCGCCGCGCCGCGATGCTGAAGTAAACGCTCGTATGGCCGCGTCGAATATCCGACAGAGCGGATGACTTTGGTTCCGCTTCTCAGGCCGTAGATCACCCATTGATCGCGGCCGATCTCGAACGCTCGCGGATGCCCGGGCACCAGCACAATTTCATGGTCTGTCGAATCGATGTTACGGGCTGCGTCAGCCACGGCGGATCCTACTCGCTGTTGGTCAGGGCCGGTGCAGGACGGCGATCCCGCATCGGCCCGCCTTCTATAGCAGAGTCAGCCTTTTACTCCCAGCTACGACAAGGCTTCCGCCACGATGGCGGCGCGAGTTTCCGCTTCGGCGGGCATGGATTACTTACCCCCCTGACTGGAATAGCCCTTGATCGGCGGCGTCGCCATCTCCGGCGTCGGCACCCAGGGGAAGCCGCGGAACCGCCCGGCGTTGTTGAACTTGGAGCGGCACGTCGCCAGCGTCTTGTCGCAGCCGGCGAACACCGAGATCGTGTCGCCCGCCGCCGGTGCGTGCGGCAGGGGCAGGGCGAAGGTGAAGCCGGTTGCCGGGCTGTAGGACTTGACCGTCCTCTTGAGCCCCGCGTTGGCCCCGCTGGTGAAGGTGACTACGCCCTGGGTGAAATAGTCCGCCGCCTGCGCATTGCCGGTCTTGAAGCTGGTCAGCGTCGGCGCCGGCGAAGCGGCGACGGTGCCGGTGGCGGTGAAGCTGGTCTTCGCCAAGTTGCAGCCGGCGTCGTAGACCGTGTGCAAGCAGACGCTCTGGTAGACGTTGTGCGGGAACTGCTGTGCCAGAAGCTCGAGCGCGTCCTTGACTGTCACCCGGACCTGGGTCCGGTCCGGGTAGACGTCCGAGACGAAGCCCTGAAACACGTGATAGACGCCAGTGACGGTCGGCCAGCTGGTCAGATAGGCGGTCTCAACCAGCAGCTGCGCCCCGTCGAGGTATCCGAGCCGGGCGGCCAACTGCCAGATCAGGCCGCTCACATGATCCGAGGGCGTCGGGAAAACGGTCACGTCCATCGAATCGGACTCGACGCCGACCTTGAGTGTGACCTTGCTTCGCTCCATCGCCGGCGCGCACGAGGCAAAGGTGTGCCCGCCCCAGGTCAGGTTCACGTCGGCATTGGTCACCCGCAGGACCGTCCCGTCGAGGAACGTCCAAGTGTAGCAGTCCGCCTTGAAGAACGGCCTGCGGCTCGCGAAAAGTGCGGTGAGCGCGCCAGGCGAGCTCTCGTAAGTGGGCGATTTCATTTGACCGATTGAAACCTGAGGGTCTTCGTTTCCCAGAAATTCTGCATGAATTTCGAGGCGGTGATCTGGTCGTCCATGAAGCGGCAGCGCCAGTAGAAGGTGCCGGTCCAGCGCAGCGCATGCCCATTCGCCGGCGCGACGGCGAAAGTGATGACGCCGCTCGTGGCGTCGAGAGAATACGACCCAGCCGCCGACCCGTTATCGGTGACCGCCGCGACGCCAGCCGTGGCGCGGACGGGCTCGTAGACGCCGCCATACGACCGAGCGAGCTGGAAGACGGTCGTGGTGCCGTCGCCGGTCCCGAACTGCTGATTGACCGCAGCGAAGTCGTCGGGGTCGTAGAACAGCCAGTCGTCGAAAGCCCCGCGGTGGGCATTGAAAAATCCGAGCAGCGATTGCAGTTCGGCGTTGACGTCGTCACTGCGCAGGATGTCGTAGCCGATGCTGTATTGCCAGATCGGATAGGACCAGAAGCCGATGCGCGTCTCCTTGCCCGAGACGACCGGCTGAATTTTTGTCGACCACACCGCAGTTTTCTCGACCGGATAGGTCAGCCCGACCAGAGCCGGGAACAGGGCATTCGACATTACCGGCCGCCCCGGAAACCGTTGCGGACCGCTTTCTGGATGCCGGTCGCCAGCGCGGGACCATGTTCGCGTGCGAGCCGCTTGACCGAATGGGCATCGACGGCGCTGATCTGATAATAGTGGTGGTGGTGAACGTCACCGCTGTCGTTGGCGGAACGGTCGTTCGATGCTGCCGGAAGGGAGAGCACACCAGCCGCCGCGCCGCCACGGGACATATTTCTCAGCGGCGAGGCGATGTCGGCCGGAAGCACCATTTCATAGGGGTGAATGATGCCCAGCCGGCCACCCTTCCCATCGACGCCGCTTCCCGCGCCGCCAGGGACGTCCCAGCCATCTTCTGCAGAGAATGCCATCACGCCCGCAAACGCGGCGGCGGCGGCAATCGGAGCGAGCACCGGGCCAATGATAGGAATCTTGGCAACCGCAGCCCAAGCGCCCGCCGCAGCTTCCTTGGCGCTCTTGAGCATGGATTGCATATGCGCGGCAGTTTCTGCCGACTCCTTTGTAGCAAGCCCCACCAACCAGGCTGTTACCATGCGCGAAATGGCCTGTTCGACGATGCCCTGAAGGTTCTGATAAAGCCCTTTAAAGGTGGCCGCCCACCCCTGCTGAAGCGTGGCCAACTTAGCGAATTGCTGGGCGAAACCCTGGTAGGTTTGAGTCATGGTGCTTCGCAGTTGCTGAGCCTGCTCGGCATTGCTCCGCGCTTTTTCGTTGTTCGCCCGCTGGTTCAGCAGCGCCAGCTGATTGTTGAACCTCAGAGTATCAGCGAGGATTTGGTCGTTGATTTTGCGCCGCTCGATCGGCGCCAGCTTCTGCTGGGCAAGCTGGGCATTCAATGCGGTGAGCGTTACCGCCTTTTCCGCAGTGATGAGATCGATGTCCAGCTGGAGCATCTGGCGGTTGATCGCCGCCTTGCGAGCCAGGGCCTGCGCGTCGGTAATCTGTCCGGCCTGCTGAGCCGCAGCGATGTCCTCAAGCTTACCTTGCAGCACCAATTTGCCGAGCGCGACCTCCTGACGGGCGCCCTCCATTTTGCTGCCTTCGTCGGCCTTGATGGCTTCGAGTGCGGCGGCATTGCCTTGCTTGCGTAGCGCTTCCACAGCGGCCAGCCACTTTTTTTCCACCTCAGCTCGATCCTTTGATCTAGCTTCGGTTTGGTCGATCTTGGCGCGCCAGAACTTGGCTTCCTCTGCCAAGGAATAGGATTCGTAAGTACCCTGCTCCTGTTGGAGCATGGCGAACGCGGTCTTCGCGCTGGTAAGCTCCTCGTCCCATTCGCCGACGACATTGCCCTGCTTTTCCGTCCGGGCCCCTTTTGTCTTGCCAGGTTTTTCGCTGTTCGCGAGCGAGCGATCGAGCTTCCCCGAGGCGAGTGAATCCCAGGCCTTGCGGAGCTCGTCGAGATTGCCCTTTTCGCCTGCCACGTTTGCCACGGCAGCCGACAGCCTCGTGAACTGTTCCTCAGTCAGCCTCCCCGCGCGCTGCAGTTTTTGAAGGGCGTCGATCGTCGCGGAAGCGCCTCGGGCGCCGCTGGCGAATTGCTGGAGCACTTGGCCGGCAGGCATTGACGGCTTCTGTGGGGTCGCTCCCGCTGCGCGAGGTGTCGATCCCATGGCGACAAACTGCTGCATCCAACTGCCATCGCGCGCCTCGCTGATTTGGCCCTGAGCCTGCTCGAGCCGCTGCTGCGCTTGCGCCTGGGCCAGAATAACGGTGGCCTTGGCCAACGCCATGGCAGCGTCGGTCTGGTTCTTCATCTTGCCGGTCGTGAGGTCGAAGACGCCACCGATTGCTTTTTGAACTGAACCGAGTTCGTCGGTGGCGACTTTGACGTCGTCCAGGGCGTCCTTTGCCTCCATAAGGTGCCCGATGAACTTGCCGAGCATGGTAATGCCCAGCGTGACAGCGATGCCCCATGGGCCCGTCATGAACGCGGCCATCCGGCCGAGTGCGCCATCTTTCGCCCCTGAAAGCGCGGCCGCCTCGCCCAGGCGGCTAATCTGCTCCCCGAAAATCATGGTGATCGGCAAACCGGCAGCTAGACTATCAGCCGTCGACCGAAAAACGTGCTGCATGATCATGCCGCTGGCGCCCAAGCGCTGGTGCCCTTCCTCGAGCCCGCGGCCGGCAACAGTCGCCTTTTTGATCTCATCGGTGAACAAGCGCACCGTAGCTGAGGCCTTGGCTTGGGCCTCCGATACTTCCAGATAGCGCGTCTTGAGCTCGTCAGTCGGAGCGGACGACGCAATCATCTCGCTGGCGAGCGAGCGAAACTCCTTGCTCGTCTCCTTCAAGGACGCCTGGGCAACGCCAAGCTTGCTGGTGAGATCGGCGACGTCTGCGGTGACGCTGACGCTCAAGTTGTTCGGCATGCGCAACCTCGATGATGGCGACAACAGCAATGGGCCGCCCAGGGCGCGGACGGCCTTTTCCTGCGAAAGGCGACGAAATGAGGGGGCTCGTTGAAATATGCCCGGGCGGCGGGTAACATCGACATCCATCTGGATTGAGGATGCTATGAGAGGCTTTCTGCTAAGCGGTGCTGCAATTGCCTTGATGGCAGCTTCCGAGCCGATGGCGCCGGTGGACTATGGCAGTCCAATTTCTTACGACGATGCCGTGCAAGTTGGCGAAAAATACATCAAAGCCAGTTTGCTTGACCCGTATAGCGCGCACATTGACTGGTCGTATAATTTCGTACCGTTTACTGAAAAAGTTCCGTTCTTCAAGAGAACCACCGGCTATGCCTCATGTGTTACGGTTAATGCTAAAAATGCATATGGTGGATATGTCGGCGAGAAGACTTATCGCATAATTATCCGTGACGGCCGAGTAATCGACTATATGCCTGTTTCCGATCTGAAATTTGTCCCGGATATCTGCAAAGAATTGGCCGACAAGTATGGTATGTCGCCAGCGCCGAACCCACGCCACTATCCCTGAAATTTAAACCGGCGGTGGCGTTATTGCCGCCAGTTCGGCAATCGTCGGGCCTGGGGCAGCTGGCGCGATAGCGGTCGTTTCAGGATCATCGCTGAACTTCCAGTCAATGCCGAGCTGCGAGCCAACGATAAGAACGGCGACGTTCAGCGGAGGCCCATTCCGCTTCCACCAATCGCGTTGAGCCTGCGCATCAGCAATCCCCCAATCGGCCTCGATCCGAACCTTGCTTCCCCCTTCCACTCCGGCGGCGATCAATTCGTGGACGACGTCTCCGAGTTGCTGGGCGAGGCTCCCTCCGCCCCCGGCGCAGAAGGAGCCATCGCTTCCCCCTTGGGGGTGAGGCCAGATTCGACCAGCAGCTCATTCAGCGCGGCATACAGCGCAGGCATGTCCTCGGGTCCAACCCGATCGAGCAGGTTAGCCTCGGTCAACTGCGGATCCACCTTGACGAGCCCAATAGCCAGAACCGCAACCAGTTCGGCCGCAAGCTCCATCATGTCGGCGATCGATTCGATCTCGCCCTGAGCGTTGATCGCATCGATGTGCGGCGCGGCCTGGCGCATGGCGCCAAGCTTGTAGGGGGCGATCTCGTACGTCTGCCCCTGGATAGCTACCGCGACCATCAGGCCGGCGTCCCGAACTGGAAGATTTGCTGGTTCGCGTCCGCATAGGCGCTGAAATCCACCTCGTTGATGGTCCAGTCGTCCTGCTTGGTGGCGAAGGTGAACTTGTCGACCATCGCGGCGAACAGCGTCAGCGTCATGCCGCTGCGCGGGTTCAAGAAGTCCGCCTTGAACGTGGGCGCAGCGCCCATCGGCGCATTGACCACGAGAGCCTTCTTCGAGGTCGTCGAGGACGCGGTGTAGACGTAATCGATGAAGACGGTCTTGCCGGTATCGGCGGCGGCGAAGGTATAGACACCAGCCGAGACGCTATACTGGCCGGTCGCTGGCGCACTGGCGACCTGGGTATAGGTGTTGCCGAGGCCGTCGCGGACCGCCAGCGCGCGCGACCAGGTGCCGCTGCTCGGCACGGTGGGTGTCAGCTGGTAGGGGGTCGACGGAATCGCCGAGCCGGTGGTGTCGTAATTGATGCCGCCGATGCCACTGGTAATCGGTTGACCGACGATGACAGACTGGAACAGCAGGCCGTCCAGGCGGGCAAATTTCGCCTTGCCCGAGATCTTCAACTTGCCGCGGCCCGTGGCGACCGGCGCCATGTTCTGGCCGTGCAGCGGCTTGCTGTCCCAGGCGAAGTCGACACTGACGTCCTGCATCGTGCCGATCAGGAGGGGGGTCGGTACCGCGATGGCGGCGCCAGTATAGTCGGTCAGCTGCGAGGTCCACAGGGTCCCGGAGCCGAACGAGAAGGTGTCTTGAGCAGCCATGGAAAAGTTCCTTCTAAGGGAAAGACCGTCTCACGACGGGCGAAGCAAACGCGGTGCCGGCGCGTCGCCGGGCAATCAGTCGATCGAGGTGTCGCGGGCCTGAGCCGGCGGGGCCTTGGTGGGCGCGGTGGGCGCGGTGGGCGCCGGGGTGGCGTCGGGAATGGGGGCCGGGGTGAAGCCATTCACCGAGAGGCCGCCGAGGTCGCCCTGCGGAGTGTCATCGGGCACTTCGATGTGGCCGTCCTCGACGGGGAAATAGCCGATCGAGAGGCTGATACCGTTGGTGTGCGGAGGGGCAACGAAGCGCATGCGGAACTCCTTCAGATTGGCAGCGTGATGCGGATGGGGATGCGGGCAATGGCCTGCGGGCCGATGTCGCCGGGCGAAATGTCGCTGCGGCCCTCGATCCGGCACCAGTAGACGAGGCCGTGGAGGGTGAAGCGCATCTGATCATCGGGCGCGAATGCTACCTCGCGCAGCTTCTGCTCCAAGGCAGCCAGGCCTTGATCCGGCACGGCCCCCGGATCCTGCCCGGCATCGCTGTAGATCCAGCCTTCGGCCTCGATCGTAGTGATCGGCATGTTGCCGTTGTGGTGGTCGGACATTCCCACGCGGCGCAGGAAGAAGGCCGGCTGCTCGGCCACCTGGTTCCAATGAACCACCCGGCGACCGGTGGTGACAAAATCGGGCACCTTCGCTCTGATGTGGGTCAGCAGGGCCTCCATGACCGTCTCGACGTCGATCACGCGTTAGCCTCCCCGACCGCCCTCTCGACGACAGCATTCAGCCTGGCGACGACCTGCGGCTGCATGCCGGCGAGCGGGCCGCGCTCGAATGCCACCTCGGCGATATTCGGCGTGCGCGGGTGAGCCTTGGCGATGACGTTGATCGGCGATTCCAGCTTCTGATTCCAGAAATGGTCCAGCTTCATCGAATGAGCGGCGACCTTGGTGCGCCGATGGGCGCCGTACTCCAGCGCGGCGGCCTTGGCGAAGTCCTGGCCGACGTCGCTCGCGATATCGATGTAGCCCGTGATGCGGTTCTTGTCTGTGAACAAGCGGGCGCGCTCTTGGGAGCGCAATTTGCCGGTACGCGACGGCGTCGCGGCCTGCACACGGCCGAACAGCTCGTTGGTCAGCTCGTCGATCTCGGAGCGCAGTGCGTCATAGAGCGCATCCGGGAATTCCTCGAATCGCAGGCCGACCTGGCGTTCGCCGGCGAGATCGATGCGGATCGTGTCCATCTCAGGCAATTACCGGTTGGCGCCAGGCGTCGAGCGTGGCGGCGATATCGGGAGGGAAGGGCCCGTCCTGGCCGGGTTGCCCGCCGACCCACCAGCGCTCCATGCCTTGGTTTGGCATGTCCCGTTGAACGAGGGTCGGATCGCGGCCGCGGGCGGACCAGCGAGCGTTCACCATCTGGACAACGCATGCCGTGACGTCGGCAGGTACGCTGGGCGACGCATAGGCAATCGTCAGGGCCTTGCCGGCATCCGCCGCTGCAAAGGTGTAGGTGCCATCGCTGGCGACGCTATACTGCCCGGCCGCCGGCGCAACTTTCACCCGGGCGAGCATCGCGCCGGCTGCGTCCGTGACCGAGATGTCGCAACCGAACGTGCCGCTGACCTGTGTGGTATAGGGGCTCCCGCTCGGGACGCTGTGCGCCTCAACGGTCTCGGTTCCGCAGCCGCCGGCATATTGGACGGTCACGGGGTAGGCTTCCCAGGCGGTCACCCCGCCGGTCCACTTGTTCAGCCGCAGCAGGCGGCCCGTCTCCTGGTCGACACGGAAATCGGCGCCCTCGGTAAGGATGTTGGCCTGGCCGGGCGCAGGCGACTGGACGACGGACAGCAGGGCGATCACCGGCGAGCACGACAGGACGAGCGCAGGGAAACCGCCGGGGGTCTGGTAGGGGTAAGGGTCCTGGTCGAGGTCGAACAGGTCCTGCACCAACTGCGGGACGAACAGGCGCTTGCAGTAGCCGGCGATTGCAGCGCTCGTTTGGCTGATCGCTTTGCCCAGCCAGCCATCATCGGTTGACGAGGTGATCTTCAGCTCTTCCTTGACCGTGATCAGATCGGAGAGGTCCTTGGTCGCCGCGGAAGCCAGCACGGTGGTGAAGATCGAATAGCCCACGGTGGCGAAATCAGTATTCGGCGACGATGTTGGTCGCGGAGGTTCCGGTCGCCTTCACCCGGGCCGCGCGCACCTGGAGGTACGTGCCGGCGGGAACGCCGGTATAGGTGACGGTATCACCGCCGACGGTCACCAGCGCGACCGCACCGGTCCCGCCGATCCATAGGCGCTTGGACGCCGTGGGGAGATCGTTGGCGTCGCTCGGCGAGACGGCGGCGGCGTGCCGGGCCGGGCCCAGCACATCGTCACCGATGTTGGCATAGGGATCGGCCATCAAGAGACCTTTCGCGCGGCTGACGCGGCGGCAGGCCGCGTGGGCTTGAGTTGAGGACGGATTGGACGCGCCGGCTTGGGCTGCTGACGCGGCTGAACAACGGGCGCGGGTTTCGCAGCCGGTTCGCGCGTCGCTTCATCGGCGGAGCGGCGCGGGAACGGCTCGTAATCGCTGATCAGCCCCTGCTCGAGCAGGTCTGCGGCCACATCGTCGGGGACCAGCCGCGTGTCGCCGGCGCCATAGGGGGCGACGGGCTGCGCGAAGGTGACAAGCTGGGTCATTCCTGCGGTTCCCCGGCCGGGGCAGGATCGGCCCCCGACACGGGCTCCTCCGGCTCTGGAGCGGGCGCGGGGGTGGCGGCTTCGTCGTCGACGCCGGCCGCCTGCTCGGTCGCAGTCTCGACGGATGCGAGCTCCTCCGAACTGGGAGGCTCGGCCTCGGATGCCTGAGCATCGGCTCCCGGCTCCGCCGGCGAAGCCGGCACCTCGTTGGGACCATCGGCATCGGGCGCAACCTCCGGCGCCGCCGCCACCGGCAGCGCGACTTCGGCGCCGGCAGCGGGGGCGACGGCGAGCAGCTCATCTCGCGCTTTCAGCAAATCGCTGATGATCGCATTCACTGCGCCGACGATGTAGATCGGCCCGTAGTTGTCCGCGTCGTGCTCGGCCATGGCCTGGGCACGTTCGGTCAGCAGGTCCTTGATCAAGATGGTCATTGCGGTGTCTCCGATGAAGCCAGAACTTCGGACACGCTTCCGGCATAGTTGAACGAGCCGACGTGACCGAGGCGGATGGTGGGGTCGGCCCAGACCTGCCCGCCCAGCTGGCGCCAGCGGTGGCAGAAGCCGTAATCCTCGCTGAGCTCGCCGATCTCGTCGCGTTCGCTCGCAGGGAAGAACTCGAAATAGTGGGCGCGAAGATCGGCCGGCCAATCGGCCATGCCGTCGCGCTTCCACTCCGGATGGATGCCGACCATTTTCGCGAACACGCCGCGGTTGATCAGCATGAAGGCGGCGCCAAAGCCGCGAACCTCGATGGCGCCCATGTCGTCAGTGACGAGATTGCCGCCGGCATCGCTGATCGGGCGCCAGCACCAGACGGCAGGGTCGGAATTGGGTCGGGCGACCCGCATGCGACCGACCCCGCCGATGATCGGCTTATCGGAGCCAAGCAGTCGCAGGATGTCCGACGCGGCAAACTCCATGTCGTCGTCGATGAAGAGGAGGTCGGTAAAATCCGACTGCAGGAAGTGCGCGGCCAGTTCGTTGCGCGCCTTGTGAACGACGCTGTTGCCGACCACGAAATGGAAGGTGACCCGGATGCCCGCTTCCTGGAGATAGAGCAGGGCGGCCGCCAGGCTCGCTGTGTATTGCCAGACCGGATTGCGAGCAATGGGCGTGCAGATCATGACCGAGCGTTGGCGCGCGCGTTCCAGCCGCTCTGTGATGATGGTGTTCTGCACGCCCATGCTTGCCGTCCTGGGGAGGGATCAGTTCGGCAGGCGATCGTAGCCGGCGGCGAAGCCGATCGCGCGGAAGGACGCGGTGTCGGTGTTCGCAGCGGAGAGGTCCGGCATGTAGTTCAGTCGGACGTAACGGCGAGCCGACGACAGGTTGACGCTGCCGATGTCGAACACGCCGGTCTTGGTGCCGCCGCCGCTGGGGCCGGTCGCGACGACCGCATAGGTGGCGGTCTGGTAATCGGCCCAGGTGGCGCCGTCGCCGCTGTCCTGCACGGCATAGCCGATGGAGAGGGTGGCGCCGCTGGCGAGCACCGCATCATAGATGACGCCGACATTCGCGACGTTCGGCATCGACCCGTTGCCGATCGAGAAACGATCGATGGTCGCGCCGGTCACCGAGGTCGCGTCGCCGGTGCCGCCGGCGGTCGCCGACGAGCCATTGCCGAGGCGCAGGAGCGCGCCGAGGCTGGCGACGTCCCGCTGGAGAACGATATCGGACATGGTTGATACTCCGAAACGAGAGAAAACAAGGGAAGGCAGATGGGCTGGTGCGGCGCTTCACCATCGAAGCGCCGCACCGGCTATTGCTCGGACCGACTGAGCGTCAGAGCTGCTGATCAGATCAGCTGATGGCGGGTGCCCAGCGCACGAACTGGATCACCGCGACGGCCGCATCGTGCCGGATCTGGTGATCGTGTTCGCTGATGGCACGGATCAGGGTCTGGTCGTTCTGGAACGCCGAGATCGTGGAGCCATTGCCATCGACGTAGGAGCCCTCGCGGCTGACGGCGAGTTCGAGGCTCATGCTGTCGAGGATCATGTCTTCCGACATTTCCACGAGGAACACGAAGCTCGCATCGACGTTGCCGCTGGCGTCGCCATAGTTGGTCGGGATCTGAGTCGACTTCTTGAACGGATAGCCGAGCAGCGAGCCCTTGTTGAGCTCGTCGCGGTAGACGTAGACACCGAGCGAGTTCTGCACGTTGTAGAGGTAGTTGAACGAGCGCGGGTGCATAAACCAGCAGCGCTTGAAGTCCGGCACGTTGGCGGTGTCGAGCTTGTTGATCGCGCCGCCCAGCTCCGCCGCCACCGTCGCCAGCGTGTAGGACGCCGTCGAGGTGATGAAATTGCCGCCGACCGCCGCGGTGGAGGCCGCAGCGGCCTTGAACACGCCCACGCTGCCGCCCTGATTGGCGGCCCAACCGTTGGCGAAGGAGAGGAACCCGCGCGGGGTATCCTGGGTGCCGTCGCCGATCAGGAATGCCAGGTCCTCGCGCAGGGCCAGCACCTTGACCAGGTCGTCGCGCACGAATGCGTCAACGGCCGGATCGGCATAGCGCATCATGTCGTTGGACACGGGCACCAGGGCCGTCAGCTTCTTGTAGGTGGCGACGATCTGGTTCAGCGACTGCTGCGAGGAGGCGATCTTGCCGACTTCGGTGCCGTAGCCGGCGCTGGCGGCGCTGGCCTGGCCTGGCAGGGTCATCGTGCCGCGGGGCATCGGCAGAACGAGCGGGCCGGCATCGCGCACGACGGCGCGTGCGCGCAGCAGCGGGATGATCTCGTTCATATAGTCGGGCGGGACGATGAAACCGCCGGCCGCGCCCGCCGATGCCACGAGCGCGCGGGTGACCGGGTGGTTTTCGCCATAGAGCGCGGCCGCTTCCGTGCGCGCCAGCGATACGATGCCCGCACTACGGCCGAGCATTTTCATCGCGCCGCCGATGACAAGCGACTTCTCGCGGACGTAGCGATCGGTCTCGGGGGCAGCGGAAACCGTCGGCTCCTGCCCGGCAACCGGCTGCGCGGTCGAGGCGGACAGGGCCTGCGCGCGCTTTGCGCGTTTGATCTGCTCGTCCAGGTCCTGGAGCGAACGCTCCTGCGTGTCGAACTCGGTGCGCTCCTCTTCGGTAAGGGTGGACTTCGCGGCCAGCGCGTTGAACGCGTCGAAGGCGGCCGCCCGCTTCTTGATCAGCTCATTGAGCATAATGGGCTCCATCTGAGGGAAAGGGCCGTCTCGCGACGGGCCGGGATGCCTTGCCCAAGGGCAGCGTGGGCGATCACCGTGGGGCGGCGATAGGGAAGCCGGCGCATGCCGGCGAAATTGTCAGTGGCGAACCATGCCGAGGGCAGCGGCGCGGCGGCGGCGATGGTCGGCATCGTCGATCACGGCCATGGCGGCCGCGGCATCGATATCGGCGTCGCGAACATTTCCGGCCGGCGCAGCGCGGTCGTTGTCGCTGCCCGTGCCAAAGCTGGTCTGGGCCGTGGTGTCGTCGTCGTCGGAGCTCGCCGTCCGATCGAGCAGTTCATCGACGGCGGCCATGCCGGCCTTGTGCTTGGTGATGGCACTGCGGCAGAGGCCGATCGCCTCCTCGTGCATGTCCTTCGCCTCGCGCAGGCAGCGCGTGGTTTCGGCGCTGAGCGTCTTGCCGGCGCGGTGCTTGGCGTGGGCCATGCCGCGACGCCAGGCTCGCTGCAGCGGCGTGCTGGCAGCGGCGACGTGGGCGCGTTCTTCGACGGTCAGGACGGCATCGCCATCGTCCTCGACCTCGATCTCCACGTCGTGTTTGGCGAGCGCCTCGGCGACTTCCTCCTGCGTCATCGCGATAAGCGCCTCGCCGAGATCCTGCAGCACGCCGACAAGCATGCCGGGGACAGCGCTGCCATCGCCTTCGATCGCGGCTTCGAGCTTGCTGCTCTCGACCTGGTAGCCGAGCGACGAGAACAGGTAGCAAAGCGAGGAAATGTCGTAGATGCCGCGCGAGAAAGTGACGCGCCCGGCGCGATTCGCGCGGTGCTGGCGGTTGCGCAGAGCGGCCGGCTTGGCTTCTGCCGCAGGTTGGGTGACTTCGGGCATGGGCTCGTCTCCATGGGCGCGCGCGGTAACGACCGCGCCGGTGTCAGAGGGGACGCTGACGAAGGAGATTTCGAGCAGGGTCCAGTCGGCAAAAATCTGACCGTCACGCGGCTTGTTGCGGTCGATGGGCTTCGCGGTTTTCAGGTCGGGATCGAAAGACACCGAAACCGTGTTCAAAATGCCAGATTTAACCAGTCCGCGGATGCGGTCGGCGGTCGTCGAGACTCCAAGAGGGGCAAAACGAATTCGCGCAGTAATTTCGTGTAAGCCGATGTTGATCGCTTCGGCCTTGCCGATCGGTTCTTCCGGCAAATGCTGCCAAAGTACGATGGGATTCCGGTTGTAATCACGCGTGTTGCAGCCGGCGGGAACGAGAACATGGCCATCGCGGGCTACCGCATCGGTCGAGATGACGACCTCGACCTCGTCTTCATCAACCTCCTTCACCTCGTTGCTGAACAGCCGGAGCATTGCCATTTTCGGTGTCCTTTGCGTGCAGGGACACCTCCAATTCGGCGATACGGGCGCGTAAGCGGGCAATTTCTGCGTCTTTTTGCCGGTGGGTGTGCCACCGGTTCGCCTTGTTAGCGCGATGCCGATCCTTGGTGGCGGCGGACTTTTCCGCGGCCGACTTACCGTCATGGCAGGGCCGACAAAGCACCTGGAGATTGGAAGCCGAAGTAAGGCCGCCCAGATAGAGTGGAACCACGTGGTCGATTTGCCATGACGATGTGGCATTCCAGTCGAGTTCAACTGCGCAGCGTTGGCAGCGATTATTCGCCCTATCAAACAAGACCAGGCGGGTGAACTTGTTCCCTATGGCCCGGGTTCCGAAGTCTGCATCAGGATCGCTCAGAATGAAGGCCCGGCCATTTGTAATGCGCCTTCCACCGATTCTGGTTCGGATCAGGTCCTCGTGCCGGATGCAAATCGGAAATCGTGAATAATTTCCGGCTTTGTGCCGATGTGTTTTGTAGAGCGCTTGTTGAGGCCTGTCGCTGCGAAACGTGATTTTGGCTTCAACCTGATCTTCACAGGCCGGGAACGAGCAGGCCACCAATTTTCGAGAATGGCTCATGCGACACGATATCGAGCAGAACGTCCCCCCATGAGTCGCGGGCATATTGCTGGTAGAGCGCTTAACTTCCGAGCAGCAATGGTCGCAGGTAAATGAAATGCGTGTGCCCTTACGATCAGACTGGGCGATCCTTGAGCATTCCATCGAACAGAATCGCCGCGCACTGTCCTTTTTTGGTCCTTTCCCCAACGCAAGAGGTTTGCCACAGCGAACGCAATTTCTCTCCATCGGGGGTAATTACCTTACCATCGCTGTGACGTCACTCCTGCGACGCGGTCTGGTCAGTCGTGCCGGTGCCGCCGGTGCCGGCAGAGCCGGTGCCGATCGTCCCGGCGGCGGGGCGGCCGTTGTCATCCGGCGCCGCGCCGGTCTTGTCCGAGCCTTCGGCGGCCATGTTCGTGGGCATCATCAGCTTGTCACCGCCGGGGAGCGGGGCCAGCCCTTCACTGCGCCGAACCTCGTTCTGGGTCTTGATGCCGGTCAGCACGTTGACCCGGTTGGCGTTCGCCCGGGTCATCACGTCAGCGCGCAGCAACTGCTCGAGATCCAGTTCCAGTTCGAGGTCATCGTCGTGGAGGCCGAAGGTTAGTGCGAATCGCTGTTCGAAGTCGACCGCGCGCCATGTGACCGCCGAGTTTACGTAGTCCTGGTCCTGCGCGGCGAGGTTCTGGTTGGCGCCGCGATCGGCGGAAGACACGCCGACCTTGTGCGGCGGCACGCCGAAATAGCGGCAAATGTCCTCGGGCTGCATCTTGCGCTGCTCGATGAACTGCAGGTCGACGCTGGTCAGCTGCAGGGCCTGGGGCTCAAGACCGTCCTCGAGGACCACCGTCTTGCCGGTGTTGGCATAGCCGGCGAACAGGTCGTCGAATTGCGCCTTCAGCCGCTTGGCGGCTTCCGGGGTCAGCGACTTCGCCGTCTTCAACCATGTGGCCGGCCTGGCGCCGTTGGCAATCCAGCGGTTAGCCTGCTGCT